CAGAGCTGTCACGTTCAGAGCTTCCAAGTTCAGAGCTGTCACGTTCAGAGCTTCCTATATCACTGAGTAAAGAAAAATCAGCATCCATACTCGAATCCCTTTTTCTAGCAGGTGGAGGGTAGCGTTCCGTCATACTTTCTGGTTCAGAGCTTCCCATATCACTTGGTAAAGAAAAATCACTACTCTCATCTGAAGATGTGCGTCTACGAAATTCTTTCGTTTTGCCAGTTCCTTCTGGACAGAGATCACATTTTGGATCATAAAATCCAGGAGCTTCACACATTCTACATAAAGCCGCGCTTGGAGTTTTTTTTCTAGAAGTACGCCCTCTTTGTAACGCCTGTATTTTAGTGGCCTTCTTTTCCATGTCGTCTTTTCTTTTCCTTTCAATTTCTGCATTTCTTTTACGTTCCTCTTCTTCTTCTGCTTGAGTAACATATTTTCCATAACCTTCTTCTTCAAATTGTCGTCTCAAATCCGCTACATTTATTCTCTCATCTAACTCATGTAGTTCTCCTTCTACATCACTTGGTGTAGGTGTTTGTCCTTCTCCTTCTCTTTGTAAGTCTTGAAAGTCTCTCTCTAGTGAGCTGTCACTAAAATCATCTCTTTTTGAAAAACCTTTTAGTATAGCATCTAGTTCAGCATCTAGTTCGTCACTACGTCTTGCTGATTCTTGGGGTGTTTCATACCACGTCAAATAAGAAGGATTTCTCCAATCTTTATCATTAGCATTCCATTTTACAGATGTGTGACCTGCTGCATCATCAACTTGATGATAACAACATTCTTGATATTTTTTCATCATCTCTTCTGATAATTTACTACATCCCGTATTTTTATCAGGATGAAGACGGGTCAATTTTTTCTTAGCCTGATTATAATTTTTTGGACACGATAAATCTGTATCTATTGCTGCACAAGGTGACGTTACTTTGCCCTCGTTCGCCGCCACTAACTTGTCTTTTTCCTGTCCCAATTTGACTTCATCACAGTTTCCTAATATTTGTGCTCCCATAGCTCTCCCTGACGGAATTCCTGTTTTCGGAAACCTTTGTTGTTGATAAAAAGCTCTCGTTCTAGCAAATTCTTCTGCCATTCGCTTTACTTCTTCATCTGTAATTTTTTTTCTTGATCCTGTAGTTCCTCTTGTTCTTGCTGATGACATTTTATATAATATTAAGATATTTTAACTAAATATTATACAATTAAAATTCACTATCACTACTGCGATTTCCTCCACGAGAATTTAAATAACATGCTTGTTCTTTAGTAATACAAGCACAACCATTACCACCACTTACATTAGAAGTGCTACAACAGTCACCACTAAATTCATTATTAGCCCACATAAATAACTGTCCTTCAGGAAGAGGAACAACAGGAGAAAGTTTTTCGCCTCCGGCAACTTCAGGCATATTTACCTTTGGGTCATATTTTTCGTTATGAACACCATCGTTCATTTTGTAACCAATAGCAGCACCAGCAACATTCATACCTTCTTGAGTAGCACAACCACAAAGTAAGTGACTACACAATAACATACCTATAATTACTGAAATTACAATAACTTCTACTCTTGCTTTAAAACCGAGAACTTTAATTTCCATATTATACATATTTCATAGATAAAAATTAAGAGAGAGCATATAATTTATCTCTAACGTCTAAAATATTTTCAATTGCTGAATTATAATCTCTTACTTTTATTCCATTTACATAGAAAAATCCAGTATCAGTAATTAAATGATATAATTTATTATGACTACTCAAAACTTTACCAAATTTGTCTAATGTATTAAAATTTCCTAAATCAGTATCACAAATATGTATATTAGGTGCTCCAATAATTTCATAATTATCAAAAACGTATTTTCTTACATAAGCTATATTTTTAGTATCTATTTCTACTATTGCTAATACACGTTCTCCGCCACGTAATACTTCATTTACTTCTATATTTTTTAATTTTAATTCTGTTCCATCATCCATTTCTACCATACTATTACCATCAATTCCTGACTCTAAATATCTGTGAATATCACTTAATGGTGAATAAGTATTTAAATAATCTAAATTTTTCAACTTTATAACATCAATTGGTTCAATATCGTCCCAATCTAAAAATTTGTAATTATTAATATAAATTCTTTTGCTTTCGGTAGAAATACAATAAATATAAGGTTCATAATAATTTTCTATTTTAATACTTTCTGGATGATCTTTAATAAATATCCACCCTTTCATATCGTGTAAAACCTTATGACTACCGCTAACTATAATATTATTAAATCTATACATATCATTTGAATTTGCTATTTTAAATGATGCAGTAACTCTATCACCATTTTCTAGAATAGTTCCTGATTTAATATTTGAAATAGATTTTAAACCATCATTTGTTGCTATTTTTGTATTTTTATCAAAACAACCAGGCTTTTTGGGAACACTTCTGGTTTGAATATTTAAAATATTACTCATGTGTGCTGCAATAATACCTATAGGAATAGCTAATAGAACGAAAAATGCTGTTAATGCAGCAGCTGCAGGCCATGTAAAAGGTAATATCCATAAAGCAATAATAACAGCAACTATAATTATTAGAGCAATTATTAATATTTGAAGAAAGGAACCTATAAAAGCTTTAAGTGCTAAATATGTACTAAATACAGTATATAATCCTGTTACCATTATTCCTTCTGTTTTTTTTAATGTATCTTTAAGCTTAATAAACATTCTTTGAACTGGTATCATAACATTATAAATACGAGCAACTATATATTCCATCATCTTCATGACTTTCATTCTTAAATAAAAAGCTAATGTTCTAAAGGATTGAACCACTTTCAAAAGCATTAAATAAAAATTACTAGTTAAATCGCTTAAATAATATAATGGAGAAGTAAAATATTGCACTACTTCACTTAAAACATTAACGGTGCATTTTGTAAAATTATCTGCTGTGTAACTCATTTTAGATGTGCCTTTGGGTGCATTTATCAATCCTGCAAAAGGCATAACTTCTGGTTTACATCTTTCATTAGCCCAATTTTGTCTTATAGGATCCATTTTTGATTGAATATAAAAGAACGAAAAAATACAAAAAAAGATAAGAAGTGTTACACCGGTAGCAATTACAGAACCACCATATTTATCTAAATATGTTTTTTTATCGTATAGTTTAGTAAAGTAGCTATTGAATGTTTCAGGAATAGTGTCCATTAATATATGAATGGATAATATTCTAATAAATTAATCTTCCCAATCCCAGAATGTATATTCACCAATAGGAATTCTATGATTAGATGTAATTAAACAGCTTAATTCTTCATCACAAATATCTGTTTTTAATGCGTAACTTACTTCACTAACAGGTTTAAAACCCTCAATATCTTTTTTCTTATTATCGACTAAAATCTTGTGTTCGCCAGTAACATAGATATAATTGTCTAATTTATCACTCCAAATTTTATAATATGGATTGTGTTTATCTCCCTTTAATGTTAATAAACCATAAACTTCTGCTCCATTTTCTAAAATAGTTCCTAATTGAATATCTTTCATCATTACAGTAGTTCCGTTTTTTAAGTTAACAGGTGTGTTTTTATGAAAACAAATATTTCTTAATGTTTCTCCAATAGGACCCTTATTAATGCTCTGTCCTGTCATCATAGCTCCTTGTATTAAATACATAAATGTCATCAATATACCAACAAGTTTCATGACTGTATCTTTTAATTTTATTACTAAACTCTGAACTTGAATCAAAACATTAACAAACATTCCATAAATATCTCCAACCATAGTTCCAAGAAATTTTCGAAACATATTGAAAAATTCTCTAATTAAGTTCAATCTACCCAAAATCCATTCTCCTAGATTTCCAACCATAGATAATACATATTCAAGTGGTTCTAAGAAAAATCCCATAAGATCCTTTTGAATGTTTCCTACACAATATGTAAAATTTGAAATAGGATCGTGTCCTAAATAACTAGCGAAAGGCATAGTCATAGGATTACATCTATGTTTAGGCCAATCATCTTCTAATTCTTTTAGTCTTAGCATAATGAAACCTGTTAAATGTAATACTCCAAAAGCAATAATAATTAAAATAACATATCCTATATCTTTAAACTTCATATTAAAATATAATGTTATTTTTATTTTTTACATTTTAATATAATTATTTTCTTCTTTTTTTACTTCTTCTACGTTTTCTTTTTGATTTTCTGCGAGATTTTCGCCTCTTTTTCTTACTTTTTCTTTTATTTTTTCTTCTTTTTCTTCTTGTTTTTCTGCGTCTTCTTCCTCCTCCTAGAGTTGACTCTGTTTTAGCCACTTCATCAGGTGAAAGAACTTGTTTATCATACTTTCCATCAGCATCTCCTTGCAGAGCACTTCCAATTTGTTGTTTAATAGAATTATTACCACTTGAACCTGCTTGCTGCATTTGTGGAACAACTACGGCTCCTCCACTCAATTTTTTATTCATATCTACTAATTCTTGGTCCTGTGCTCTTTGTTTTGCTATATTACCTCCTAATTTATCCATAGCACTTGTTGATGTTACCCTAGGAGATTCTAATTTCATAGGAGAATATCTACTTCCTCCTCTTCTAACTAAATCTCTAATTTTTAAACGAATATTATTTTTCATTATATATATACCAAATAAAAATATATAAATACATAAAATAATAAACTACATATAATGAGTAATATTAAGATAGATGATGAAACGCGTCTAAAATTTAACGAATTATTAAAAGAAAGTGATTCAGCTGATAATACTGAAAAAATTAGAAAACTTAAACATAGTTCACAAATAAAGGAACAAGTATCAGTTATGTTAGATATTAAAAAACGTTATAAAAGATTGGATAAAAAAACAATAGATAAAATGATTGATACACAGTGTAATTGGTTATTTAATCATTACTTTAATTTATTTAATAAGTTAAAAAAAGATGAATTAGATATCAATATTTTAGGTCAGTTTATAAATGCATTAAAAGCTGTAGAAGATGGAAATATGGACCAACATGAAGCATCAGTTCAAGTTGGGCAAATTTTAAAGAAATTATATATTGATAGTGCATTAAAAAAAGATAAAAAGGAAGAAGAAAAGAGAGAAAGACAAAGAAAAAAAAAACCTGTTAACAGAAAAAGCAAATTAACATGGAGTCAATATAAAAAACTTAATTTAAATGTATAAAATTGATTTAATAAGATAGTATTTTATTAAATTTATATTATGAAGCTTTTAATTTGTGAGTCACCCGCAAAAACAGATAAAATTGCAAAATATGCTGGAAATGGTTACAAGTGTGTAGCTAGTTTTGGACATATAAGACAAATAGAAAATGGATTAAAAAGTATTGACTATAATAACAACTTTTCGGTAAAATTTTGTGCTATACCAAGTAAAAGTAAATATATTTCACAATTAAGGAAACATATTAAAAATGCTGATGAAGTCATACTTGCTACTGACGATGATAGAGAAGGAGAGGCAATTGCGTGGCATATTTGTAAAATGTTTGGATTAAATTTAAATACAACAAAACGTATCATTTTCCACGAAATTACAAAACCTGCTATTCAAACAGCAATTAATAATCCTACAATCGTAAATATGGATACAGTTAATGCTCAATTGGCTAGACAGGTTTTAGATTTATTGGTTGGATATACTATTAGTCCGATTTTGTGGAAACAAATTAGTAGAAAAAGTCAAACAAGTCTAAGTGCTGGAAGATGTCAGACTCCAGCTTTACGTTTAGTATATGACCAGCAGCAAGAAATTAATAAATCTCCTGGACGCAAAGTTTATAATACAGAAGGTATATTTCTAGGAGAAAAATATACATTAAATCACAATCATACTAATGAAGAAGAAATGGGAGATTTTCTAGAGGAAAGTGTGGAGTTCGAACATAAATATAGCGTTACTAAACCAAAAAATTCAACTAAAATGGCGCCTAGACCATTTACAACATCTACTCTTCAGCAAAAGGCAAGTAATGAGTTTGGTTATAGTCCAAAAATTACTATGAGGTTAGCACAAACATTATATGAAGGAGGTCATATTACATATATGAGAACTGATAGTGTAAAATATTGTAAAGAATTTACAGATAAAGCAAAAGGATTTATTACTGAAAAATATGGAGAAGATTATGTAAGTCCATATATTAATAGTATTACTATAGGAAAGGAAGTTGACGAAAAGAAAAAGAAAAAATCTAAAAAGAAGAAAAATGATAATAACGCTCAGGAAGCTCACGAATCTATTCGTCCTACTAAAATAGATGTAGAAAAATTACTTGAGAAAGGTAAAATTACTGCAAAAGAAGCAAAATTATATTATTTAATTTGGAGAAATACTGTAGAGAGTTGTATGGCTCCAGCAAAATATTTATCAATAACAGCAAAAATTACTGCGCCAGAAAAACACTTATATAAACATAGTGAGGAGCAAGTAGTATTTCCTGGATGGAAGGCTGTTGCTGGTTATGAAGAAACAAATAATATATATCATACGTTGTTAAAAATTAAGAAAAATAAATTACTTGAATATGAAGAGATTATTAGTAAAGTTACATTAAAAGATTTGAAGAAAAATTATACAGAAGCACGTTTAGTTCAAATGTTAGAAAAAAAGGGAATTGGTCGTCCATCAACATTTTCAAGTTTAATTTCTAAAATACAAGATAGAAATTATGTAAAAAAGCAAAATGTAGAGGGAAAAAAAATAAAATGCGTAGATTTTAAATTAGTAGGAAATGAACTAGAAGAAAATGAAAGTGAAAGAGTATTTGGAAATGAAAAAAATAAATTGGTAATTACTCCAACAGGAATAATGGTATACGAATTCTTAAGTAAACATTTTGATGATCTATTTAATTATGATTATACAAAAAATATGGAAGATGATTTAGATAAAATTTCAAAGGGAGAAAAAATATGGCATACATTATGTGAAGAGTGTAATACTCAAATTAAAACATTAGCAAAAGAAATACAAGGTCAAGAAAAATTAACCATAAAAATAGATGAAAAACATACCTATATGATAGGTAAATATGGCCCTGTTATTGCTTATAAAGAAGATGACAAATTAAAATTTAAATCAGTTAAGAAAGATATAGATATTGAAAAATTAAAACGTGGTGAATATAAATTAAAAGATATAGTTCAGACTGCTTATAAAAAAAATGTATTAGGCAGGTATAAAAATGAAGAAGTAGTATTGAAAAATGGTAAATATGGTATGTATGTAAGTGTAGGTGGAAAAAATACATCAATAAAAAGTGATAAACTAGAAGATGAAATTACATTAGAAGATGTTATTCCATTCTTATCTGCTCCTAGACAATCAAATAGTTCAATATTAAAACAACTAAATGAAAGTATATCTATCAGAAAGGGAAAATATGGACCTTATGTGTTTTATAAAACAGATAAGATGAAAAAACCAAGATTTATAAATATGAAGGGAAAATCAGTAAATGAAATATCTATATCATGGGTAATGGAACAAATTTAATATAAATGAGGAACTCTTATAACTTTATTACGTGCTTGTTCTTCTCGTAACATATTAAATTCTAAAACGAAACTGAAAGGTAAATTTTTAAAATCAACTAATCTTCCATCGTGATATCGAAATTTAAATTCCAACCTATTAACATTTTTTATTGGTGGTTCACTAAGGAAAACATTAGTATTAATAGAAGTTCTATTTCCTAATTCATTTCCAAATGGAGTTTGAGTTAAAGGTATTATAGCAAAAGCAGCATCACTTTTATGTCCATAATCACAGTTATACATCGTATTTGTTCTCTCAGAAAAAGGATATATTTCATTTATGTTATTATACTTTTCCATTTCCATATAGATACAATCTTCTCCCATTAAACTAACATTATTAGGAGAACTTAAAATACTTACAGTTCTATTAGCCATACCGGTTGAATCCACATATTGTATAGGAATATTTCCAGGATTAGATTGGTCATAAAATGTAATTATAATACCACCTGTTGGGACAATCCACGGATTAATAGAGTCATTATACAAAATAAGACCATTTAAATTAGAAATAAATGTATTTTTAATATCATTACCGCAAATATCAATCGGTTGTTCATTAGGTGAAGAACTATCGTTTAATAATATATCGTTATCAATATTAATATCTAAAGATTGATATATTTTTTTATTAAATCCAATATAAAATGGAAGTCCCCATTTGGTATATTGTGAAAACATTAATTTATTAGGACTGCATTTTTCAAAACTATATTTAATTTCTTGATTTGCTAATAAATCAAAATACCCTTCAGTAGTTCCTATTAACATATTATTTGTAAGATTGTTGTATTTAACAACAATTGGAGTAAATGTCTTAATTTCTCCATTATTAAAAAATGGTGTATTTGGAACATAATAAGGACCATTTGGTTTTGGTGGATTACCTACTGAATCTTCAGGTTTTCTCATTCTACCAAAGGTATTTACATCACTATTTCCTAATAAAGTAAGACCCACTATTTGATGACCTAATGTGTTGGCGTAAGACATTATTTGTTCATTCATTTTGTTTTGAATTGTTGCGGCTAGATTATTAGGACTATATGCTCCTTCGGGTATTGTAATAATTTTATTTTTAATAGAAAATACTATTTTAAATTTACCACTCCAATTTTTTTGAGGAACAGGTAAATTTTTCCGCCATACATCTATAAAAGCAGGCCATAGTGTTCCAGGAGGACTAGTATTTTTGAAAGGTAAATATTCTTTTATGGAAACCCATTCTAAATTATTATTTTCATAAAATACATCTATGTTTTCAGGTAATCCTAAATTTCCAAAATTTATATTTGGTTCTAAATTTCCATTACTTTGTAAAAAAGTCTCAGAAGTATAAATCATTCCTCTTTCTCCATTAGTAATCCAATCAGTATTTAACTGTCCACTATTAAAATAAGCATTATCCGGTAGCTGAGGATCTGCCACACTATTTCGAAATGGTCTAATTATTCCTGGGAAAAGATTTTCCAAAACATTTTGGAAAACTCCTAATTGATAATCAGCTCCTCCAGTTGCTCCTAATCCTCCCGCGTTTATATTATCAGGAGATAGTGTAGGAGGTCCAACTGGAACATGACTAACGTCAAATAAGTATTCCCTTGTGTAATTGTATGCTAATTTTGTATTTTGATATGAAGTAGAAATATTGTAACAATTATTTGGGAACGCATAACTAACTAATCTTACAGATTCAACATTAGTCATAGCTTCACCAATATCAATTGAAAAATGATTACTATTTGGAAACTGGGTATAGTCTCTATCTTCTGAATGAATAGATAGATTTTTCTTTTCTAATACATATGTTTGATCTCGTTGTATAAATGGATGATTTGTATGTGTATTTAAAGAGTTATTCATCTTACTATAAAAAAATACTATATTTTTTTTAAATGGACGTAATATATAATGTCGGGATTTAAATCATGGAATGATCCAACTAAAAAACAATGGGGTGAAAATGCTACTGAATTATTTACAAATAAACATGTTACTACCACAAAAAGTATGCAGTCAGATTTAGGATTTTTAATTACAAGTGATATAAAATTTAAGAGTAATATTAAAAATTTATCACTGGAGAAAAATCATCATTTAGATAATTTAAAAAGGTTAATTCCTAAATCATATAACTTTAAAGAGCAGAAAAATCAATCTTTTGGATTAATAGCACAAGATGTAGAAAAAATTTATCCTCAATTAGTTAATACTAATGAAAATGGAACTAAATCAGTAAATTATACAGAACTTATTCCACTTTTACTTTTACAAACTAATAATTTGGAGAGAAAAATAGAAGAATTAAAAAATAATAACTAAATATATATAACAATATGCCTAATAAAACAAAATTTAGAAAAAATAGAAAATTTAAAAGCAAGATGAAAGGTGGAAAAGCTGAAGGACCAGATAGCGAAGCTAATGCTTCAGAAGATCTTCCTATTGCATTTGCTACACCAGTTACAAAATCAGGAAGTGGTAAAAGCGATTATGGCTCTCTTAATATGAATTATTTTATATATGCTATTTCTGCTATAGGAATTATGGGTATAGCATGGTTATTTTTAAGTAGATCTATGATAAGACATGAATATAGTGAAGCTTTAAGTTATAGTCTAATAGCTTTAGCAATATTTTTATCATTTTTTATTGTTATGTTTGCTGGATTAAAATCGATGTCTGTTGGAGGAAGCGGAATAATGGACGGATTTAAATATATGTTTAAAGTCGTTCTATTTTCATTAACATCTTGTTTACCAGCAATATTAATTACAATTCAATTAGGATTTCTAGTTTATTTATGCTATAATCACGCAGACTTTTTATATAGTAACACTAATATACCAGCTATATTTAGCATATTTAACAAGTTAGCAGCACTAATGATATTAGGACAAAGTTATGTTTGGTTTAAACAAGTAAGAAAAATTGTGTTAGGAAGTAATGAAGAGAGAAATCCTGCTCTAGTCCCAGGATTTATACTAGCTGCTATAGTATGTGGAATAGCCATTTCTCAAATGTATGTAATATTAGAATATCTTAAAACTGATTGTTAATTATAAAAAATCTAAAAGTTAATCCAAAACTATTATTATCATTAGAAGACCATATACCAGATATTTTTAATAAAAATGTTAAATTTAAATGTTCCTTATAAATTATATTTTCATTTTGTGGATATAATTTTATAAATCCATTATCTAATTGTTCGTAAATACGTCTACTCATAATTTTATTATTGTTATTTTTAAATTTATTCAGTATTAATCGTTCAATTGATTTAATGTATGTAATCATTTTTTGATTTTCTTTATTATTTTCAAATACACATTTTATCTTATTAAAATATTTTTCTATTCTAACATTTTTTAGATTAAAATAAATAAATATTCCATTTGTTGAACAATACTCATTACTCCATATTAACCTATAGAAATCGCTTTCATTCATTACATTATTTTTTGTTTTTTCAGAAATAATAATATTATGTGGATCAAACTCATTTGTTTTTATAGCTAAATTCATATTATATAACATTATTGTAGTATTTTTAAATCAATATTATAAAAACTATTCTGGTATATCTTCCTGAAATAAAAAATACAAAAATGCTATAGTTTGCATCGATAAATCCTCTTGACTTTTACTTTCTATATTTTCTATTACTTTAATAGCACGTTCTAATGTTGTTTCATATATTTTTCTTTTTTCATTTATATGATGTTTCCATAACTTGCAAATATTTGGATATTTATTTTTCTTTTTTTCAATCAATTCTTTAAATATTTGATAATTACTGCTCATTAAATAAAAATATATAAAAATTTTTAAGTATTAAATACAGTTTATTATTTTTATATAAATGAAGTATCAATCTAGTAAATTTGAAGATTATATACAAAAATGTAATAAATATAATATTCATAAAGAAATCATTCCTTTATTAGAAGATGTAGATAAAAATATTAAAAATACAAATAATCTAATTTTGTATGGTCCATCAGGAACAGGTAAATATACACAAGCATTAAATTATATAAAAAATTTTAGTCCTAGTAATTTACGTTTTGAAAGAAAAATGAACTTTAATTATGATTCTAAAAGTGATTTTATATTTAAAATTAGTGATATTCATTTTGAAATTGATATGTCTTTATTAGGTTGTAAAGCTAAATTAGTGTTTAATGATTTATACTATCATATACTAGATGTATTATCTAGTAGACCAAATGGTTCAGGAATAATATTATGTAAAAATTTTCATAGTATTCATAGTGAGTTGTTAGAAATATTTTATAGTTATATGCAAACATTAAAACACAAAAATCTCAATCTTGTTTATATACTTTTAACAGAAAGTGTTAGTTTTATACCAAATAATATTTTAAATAGGTGTATGATTATTCCTGTTAAAAGACCATCTAAAAGCAATTATATCAAAGTTACCAATAAATCTCAGTTTAATAATCAGGAGTTAACAAATATTACAAATATAAAGAATCTTAAATCAAAAATTTATAATTTAAACAAATTAGATGAAAAAATAGTAAATCATATTTATGAATATATTATTCATTATCAAACAATTAAATTTATTGATATAAGAGATAAATTATATGAAATATTTATATATAATCTTGATGTTCATGGATTTTGTTATAATATTATAAAAAAACTTATTGAAACTGGTTACTTAAAGGAACAACATATAGATAATATATTTACAAAACTTCATAATTTTTTAAAACTTTACAACAATAATTATAGACCGATTTATCACTTAGAAAGATTCATCTTTTATTTATGTATAGAAATACATGGATTACAGCAAAGCGTGTAGTATATTAAATTTATGTGAAAAACATACATACGATATGAGGAAAAAAGCATACTATAAAATGGCTCTGAAATATCATCCAGATAAATATAAAGAAGATAATGGAGAGAAATTTAAAGAAGTGAAAGATGCCTTTGATTGGTTGAATAATAATGAAAAAATAAATACAGAAAGTTTGGATGAAAATATTGAATATACAGAATTAATCAGGATTGTTGTAAAATATTTCTCTCCAGATCAAAATTGGGATAATTTGTTTGTTGATACATCTGTAACTGGTATATTTAAAGATTGTTCTAGATTATCAGTTGAAATTTTTAAGAAGTTATCTAAGGAAAGATCTATACAAGTATATAAGTTTTTGAATGATTATGGATTAGTAGATAAAGAATTATTAGAAAGATATAAGGCAATATTACAAAGAAAATGTCTAGGAGATAATATTATATTACTTAATCCTGACCTTGATGATTTGTTTAATGATAGTATCTATAAATTAATGTTTGAAGAAAAAGAATATTATATTCCGTTGTGGCATCACGAACTACATTTTTCTCTCCATGATAAAGATTTAATAGTTCAGTGTGACCCAGAAATTCCAAAAAATTGTTGGATTGATGATAGAAATAATATATACTTCTTGTCTAAAATAAATATTACCGACTTGTTTCATGACGGATATTATGAAGTTACTATATGTAACAATAAAAAAATAAAAATAATGAGTCATGAATTAAACATAACAAAACAAAAACAAGTTATTATTAAAAGGAATGAAGGTATATTAAAAATTAACGACACCCACACATATGACACCACATTACGCGGTGATATTTATTTAGAATGTATTTTAGTAGATCCATATAGTAAAAGTAATTAACTAATTATATTTTTAGATTTTAAGAAGTTAATAATTGTATTTCTTGTAACCCAACTGATTTTGTCTTGTGCTAGTGTAAGATAAATCCTATTTCGATTCAATCTTGATAATTTATATCTAATTTTTGGAGTTAATTCCAATCTAAAATGATCATAATTTTTAAGCCTCCACAATTCTTCTAGTGTATATGAATTTTCATAGTTGTTACATACGCAATCAATTGGATGAGGAATTTTGTAGATTAATGGGTCTTCATAATTTTTTAAAATTTTTGTAATATCTTTTTCGAATAATTTGTGAGCTTTAATAAGAATATTACATCTTTTTTTTTGTTGATGAGATAAACATTTTCCATCGCAGCAGTTTATGCTCCTTTTTAAGCGTGGAGGTGAAGTTATACCATATCCCAACTCTGATAAATATTCTTCACCTGAATAATTTCTAATTTTAAACTCAGTCAAAGGCGTATATCCGTAATATCCTGACCTTTTTCTCCAAAATCTTTGAATTTTTGTAATAGCATTTCTAAAATATTTATTTGAAGGTTTAATATAGGTTTGAATAACCAAATGTATAACAAGTAGTTTCTCAGAATCGGTTAAAGTTGTCATGTTGCTGTATAGTATTTATATTATATAAAAAAATTTATTCAATTTTCTAGTAAGTATTAGTTATACCTGGAAATTGTGCCATACAGCGACACCTACATCATCGTGATTCCACTTAGGGATTTTAATTCCTTTAGCCAGTTTATGTGGGGCTGGAGGTGAATGATCCCAACTTTGATTCCAACGTTCTCTTGCTATAGTAGCCAAATGTTGTGCTCCATTTTCTAGTGAAGCATTAATAGACTGTTCGTCTTCCTCACACATTACCTGCCAGAAGCCATCTGTTGCAGCAAGAACTTTATATTTCTCATCATTTATTCTTGGAATTACTTCTGTTTGAAAACCAAGAGCCCGATTGAAAAGTCCACCGTGTCCTAGCGAACGAGTCATATTAGTACCATCTTTTAAATGACTGGAACCAATAGGAAGCAAGTTGAATTTAAAAGATTTAATGTTTCCAATAGTGGTAGGGCTAATAGCTTGAATATCCCAAGCAAAGTTCTTGGTATAATTAAAATGTGAATAAGAACCTCCCATTTTGTAATACTCTTCTAGAGCAGTAATATCCTCTAGATTTCTAGCATCGTGGTCCTTAGTCTTCCACATAATATAGGACTTTGACGGCTCCTCACTTTTTCCATAAGCTATAATTTTTGCAGTTGAGTCTCCAATCCAACTTGTCTCAAATCTGTCATCGAAAATCTTAATACAAGTAAATGTTGTTCCAGCAAATGTAGTCTTTCCAATATTTTTTATACTTTCACACTCTCTCTCCAATTGTCTGGTCCAATCTGGATTTTGAAGGTATTTGTTCCAGTTAATAGAATTGAACTTTTTTATGAATATATCTTTATGTCCTTTGCATTTTCCGTGAGAATCCGCAACGATAATATACTGAAATTTGCCTTCTACTTCTCCACATAAAGCCCAGTCTTGCTTACTCTGATTTTGATTTACAGCATAAGACATATTTTTACTAATGTTACTATGAGAAGCTCCAGTATCCACCGGAACCTTGTGTTCTTGACTTGTTACGTAAGCCATAGCAGCCATGTTGGTTGATTTAAATCGGAAGGTGTATACTTTGTATAGAGTTGTTGATGTTTATTTCCTATATAGAATAAAAAACTTCAATTTTCTATTATTTTTAATGTATTTAAAAACTTGATTATAAAGTATTAAAATGGAGATTAGTAAAACTTTGTTAGCAAAACAAATAAAAAATGAAAGATTATCCAAGAATTTAGTTGTATATGATGGAGGGTTGGGAGAAAATCCTGTTCCTCAGCCAAAATGTTTAATAGAAGAAGTAAGGAAACATGCTGATAAAAAAGAATATACTTCTGCTACAGGTATAAATGAACTACAGGAAATATTAGGAAAAAATCTTATTGTTGGTAATGGATTGAAACCATTACTTTTTCTAGCACAATTAGCATTTACTAGATTATATAGTAATGGAGTAATATTATATTTTACACCATATTGGGTATCATATAAAGAGCAAAGTAAAATATTGAATATTAGAACCATAGATATTCCAAATGAAAATTATAAGGTAACTCCAGAGTTGTTAGAAAGTGTTTTAAAGCGTATAAATGTTCCTCATATGATAATATTTAATAATCCTAATAATCCATCTGGTCTTATTTATACAAATGATGAAGTAGCAGAATTGTGTATTATTTTTAAAAAGTATAATAGTTTTGTATTATCTGATGAAATATATAATTATTTAGGTCATAATTGGAATAAGATACATAGTCCATATGTATATTATGATAATGTAATTGTTGGTAATAGTTTATCAAAAAATTTCGCAAGTGGAGGTTATAGATTTGGTTGGTTAAAATTTCCTGATGAGTTAAATGATTTAAATAATTTATATGATATGTGTAAAATATTAGCGTCAAGTATTTATTCATGTCCATCATTAGTATTTCAATATGTTGCTTGTAAAGCATTAGAAAAACCTCCTAATAAACAAATAGTAGATAATATAAAATTTCAAAAAATGATGTATAGTTCAGTAGCGGATTACTGTAAGGATAAATTTAAAATTATGAATATAATTTATACTGATTCTAGTGCTGCTTGGTATTTTTTATTAGATTTTATCAATTGGGAAAATAAGCTAGAAAAAATAGGTATCCATACATCAGATCAATTAAATAAACATCTAGCTGAAACCTTGGGATTTATAACAGTATCAGGCTCAGCATTTGGTATAAAAAAACAGTTAATATTGCGTTATTCATATGTTGATATTAAAAATATAGATGTAGAAAGTGATAATTGTGACTATAGTAATATAGTTGCAGGATTAGAAGTGTTACATGATTGGTTATTAAGTATTTAAATATTATAAAACAATAAAAAATTTTATAATATTCGTTGCTGGTTCCATTTGTTTTGTTATTTAAGATGTTAATTGCTGTATGAAACCAATTGTATTATTATTTTATTTAAGCTTTACTCACCTTCTTCTTGCGTCGCACAACCTTCTTTTTCTTCTTAGGCTCTTCAACTACTACTGGTACTGCTACTTGCTCTTCCTCCTCCTCTTCATCATCTTCACTATCTTGAGCTGCTGTATAACTAGTAGTCTCATTCTCTACTTGCTCTGCGTATGCCTTCTCAGCATCATCAATAGCCTTTAGAACACTACCCTCTGTATCTCGAGTGCTTACATAATTTACTCCTGCTCCTACCATATTGTGAGAGCGACGCACATTAAGCTGGATAACTCGAGTGCTTACACCAAAACTACCACTTACAAAATACATCGAACCAACTTGAAGAACACCTTTAACAAATGGACGGTCTGACTTCTTAATAAGGTCTAGAGGACCCTTAGCATCCTCTCCTTCTCCTTGTGGAAGTGGAAGAGTTGTTCCATCCTCTGCTGTTTGACGACTTACAAGATACTCTGGCTTTCCATTCATATCATAAATTTCACACTTGTATGGAACATCATCGCCCTCACGATACTGAAACTTAACCTTATGAGAAGGACCATACTTATCATTCTGACGAACAAAAGCATTCATTAGCTCCTCTAGAATCTCAGCACTCTTAACCTTTCCAAATAGCTGTTCACTATGCTCTTGTGCGTAATTCTTAATAGCTCGCTCAATACTCATAAGACAATCATAAAATGCTCGTGTAGCATCACTCCAACGCTCCTCATCAGCACCAAAAGCTAGGTTCATCGAAACATTTTTAATATCCTCATCCCAACATGTAGCTCCCCACGTTTTAGTAAGTGGGAAGTCGAGATAAAGTGGTTTTCCATTATATAGAATATTTACTGATTTATTTCCCTTATCGGTTTTCCTGAATTGGAAACTAAGGTTACTTTCATCAAAATCCTCAACGAGGGTTACGTTAGAGGAAAGCTCTTTGCGGGTGGTTTGGGCTACGGTAAGACTAGACATTCTGGTTATAGTTTAATATTCATGATTAATTTTTAAATCAATTTTCAGATATTTCTAAAAGTATTTGAATTTATTACATCCTTGGAAATCTAATAAATTTGCTAAAAATACGTTAATTTCTACATTTTTTTATATTATTTTTCAATTTTATCCTAATTTTCTTCAGGATTTAACTCCCTTATAGTCATTTTTGGAGAATTATCATTTTGTTTATTACCATATACTACTCTTTTAATATCTTTAAGCTGTTTCCTTGCCAAGTCAGGAGGAGGAGGGAGGTCGCCCGATGGCAACGCAGGAGGAGTATAAGGTATTTTATCTACCGTGCTTGTTAGTTCTCCTGCAAATTGATCTTTATACCACTGCTGTTGCTTAGGTGACATATTTAAATTCATACTGTCTAGCTTTTTTTGTCTAGGACTTTTTGGAAATCTTTTCATCATACGCTGTAAGCTTGGGTTGTTCATTCCTCCTGGAATACGTGATGCTTGTTCTTCCATATGTGATCTAATTATTTTATTATCTCTTTTTTTTGTTTCAATATGCCTTACACCACCCATACCAGGAGGTTTATTAGGATATTTCTTAACCTTTACCGCTTCTTCTTTTTTCTTTTGATTTTTTGTTGGTGATTTTAATTTTGGTTTTAATGCCTTCTTGTTCTTGTAACTCTGTAATTCTTTTAATTTTTTTCTAGTTTTTAAAGTTGTAGTCATAACAGTCCAAGAATTTCTATTTTTATTTTCATTTTTCTCTCCAGATTCCAAATCATGAACTTTTTCAGCTTGTGCTTCAGGTAAAGTTTTACTACATTTTTTACCTCTACAACAACCATTTTTATAAAGATAAAAACCAATTCCTGATAAAATACAACACCCGACTATACTAGATAAGATAATTACTGTTGGAAGCAAAGGATTCATTTCTTCTTTTTCATTATTTATATCTTCTTCATTTTTATTTGTTTGGTTAAATAATCGAGAAGGATAATTATTATCTATATTATCAATATTACTTTTTGGACTAGGTGCTGGAACAATAGCTTGAGTAGTAGTAATAAAAGAACTTGGTGTTGTAATTATATAACTTGGTGTTGTTGTGATTACATTTGTTGTTGTTGCAGGACTAGGTGTTGTACTAGTTATGCTTGTTTTAGTTGTTGTAGTTGTTGTAGTTGTTGTAGTTGTAGGAATAGGTGTTGTTGTTGAAACTAATGGCGAAGGTGCAAGGTAATAATTGGAAACATTTGTGGAAACATTTGTATAATCTGACATATTTTGAATGTGAAAAGTTTTGTTTGTGTTATTAAAAAAGTTTGAATTAGATGAGTTGGAGAGAAATTTAGTATGATTTGTAAAATTTGAAAAATTTTTTATTTGTTTTACAATTGTTTTTATCTCTTGTGGAGGATTTACTGACCCAGGTAAAGAAAGAATAGAACCGTCTGGTGTTTCTACGCACATATATAATCCTGTTGAATACATAGGTATATTGTTAATAGTATTACTCATTCCCCAAACTCTTTTACAATTCTGCAAATTAGAATTACCTGATCTAATAAACCCATTAAATAAAAAAAATAACCACCATATTAATAGTCTTGGATTAGTCATCTTACTATTTATGTAAGAAATATCTTAAAGTAATTAAATAACTTATATATTTAAATGATTTTGTAAATAATCTAAAAAAAATATAACAAGTATAATTAAATGTCCTTATTTACAGGCAAGAACGTAAAATTAAATAACGCTCTCATGAATATATCACCAAAAAGTTATCTAAAAAATATGGTATTTGAAAGTATTAAAGATAAGTTACAAAAAAAACGTAAAAAGATACCAAGTGATGATTTTGAAATTCCAGAAATTAAAGATTTTGAAGATTTACTGACTAAAGGATACAATGTAAAACAATTAAAGAATATATGTAAGTTTTACAAGCAAAAGAAAAGTGGAAATAAAAGTGAGCTTATATTTTTATTATATAACTATTTGAAATTTTCATTTTATGCTATCAAAATACAGAAAGTTTTAAGAGGACACTTAAGAAGGTCATTTAATAAAATAAAAGGACCTGCATTAAATAATAGAAGTTTATGCACTAATCAAAGTGATTTTTTTACATTAGAAGAATTAAAAGATGTAGAAAATTCTCAGTTTTATAGTTTTAAAGACAAGGATGGATTTATTTATGGTTTTGATATTTGTTCTTTATACAATATGATAGTAATTGAAAAAATAAAAGATAATCCATATAATAGAAATAAATTACCTGTAAACAAAATTATGAATGATTTAAGATTACTAGTAAAAAGAGGAAAAATATATAATGAAGCTCCTAATATTAAAATTGAAACTAATTTAAATGAATTATCCCCAAAAAAACAAATAGAATTAAAAGCATTAGAGTTATTTCAACACATGGATCAAAGAGGTTTTATTACAAATCCAAATTGGTTTTTACAGTTACCAAGAATATATGTAAAAAGATTTTTAAGAGAACTTATTGATGTTTGGGAATATAGAGCACAAATAGATAATCAAACAAAAAGAAAAATTAACCCAGCACACGGTAATCCTTTTTTTGGATTTAATATTCATGTATTATTACACAAGCCATATGAAGTATTACAAAAAAGAGTGTTAGATCTTATAGAAATTTTTGTCACAAATGGTCAAGATAATGATGCGAAATATTTAGGAGTATGTTATGTACTAGGAGCACTTACAACTGTAAGCCACGATTGTGCAATTGCCTTACCATGGTTGTATAGTGCTTTTGGACAACCAGCCCAGCAATAAAAAGTATTTTACACCTAATTGCGTGTGAAATATTTTAAATAAATATATATTTTGCTTAAAGGACTTAAAAAGAGCTCGCTTTAGTAAATCATAAGATGCCAAAGAAAACATCTAAGACCAAATCCACTAAGACTACTAAGTCCACTGTTGTTCAAGAAGCAGCCCCAGTTGCTCCTTCCACTAATCAGGTTGCTTCAGCACCCGTAGATGCACCACCAACAGTTGCTGACCAGTTTACAGCTCTTTTAGCACAGCTTTCTGTCCTTCGTTCTCAAGTAACTAGTATTACTTCTCAGGTGCGCACTCTTTCAAAGAACCACGAGCGTGAGGTAAAAGCAGCATCCAAGTCTGCTCGCAAAAAGCGTAAGTCAGGTAACCGCCAGCCTAGCGGTTTTGTAAAGCCAGCTGTAATTAGCGATGAGCTTGCTGGTTTCCTAGGTAAGTCAAAAGGAACTGAGATGGCTCGTACAGAGGTCACTCGTGAGATTAACTCTTACATCCGTGCCAATAAGCTCCAGGATCCTAAGAATGGTCGTCGTATCCTAGCCGACACTAAGCTCCGTAAGCTTCTTAAACTTAAGAAGACTGATGAGCTTACCTACTTCAATCTTCAGCGTTACATGAGCCCTCACTTCCCAAAGAGTGGTTCCGCTGCTAAATCTACTGCTTCTGCATAAACCTCTTAATTAAATATCATAAGATTTATAAAATTTTATGATAACAATATTATTCAATTACTTATTCTTAAAATTTATCCATACTACTACTCATCTATATTAATTATAGACATAATTAATTATTTATAATTAATATTATATTTATCATCGCACAATCATAGATAATAGAACCATAAACATTAATATAAATAAACATATGCAACCTAATTGTTTCCACGCTTCATCCAATAAATCATTCCAAAATCTATTATAGTTCTTTTTTTTTGGTTCTATTTTATCTTCTAACGCATACGATAATATTATTAATCTTAGTTCAGGTATTGTAAATACTTTTTCTACCGGATCTCTCACCTCTAAGTAATACATTAAGTTATATTAAATATAGCTTTTAATCCTTTATGATCTGTCGCATCACTTGAACCAAATGTATATGCTGAGTCAACTTTTATATTTTTACCCTTAAACAAAATATAATCTATACATTTTTCAGGTTTATCTGATGGAAATGTATTTAATTCTTCTCCTACCGCCTCACTACAACTGCTTTTATAACCAGAATTCTTTAAATATTTATAAAAATCCTTAGAAGGTTTATCATTAAAATCTCCAGCTAATATTACATTATCTTTTCCTTTACAAAAATTTACTATTTCCTTTACCTCATTAAATCTCCCGATTTCATCTAATTCTCTATCTCCTGGACTTAAATGAACGTTAACAAATCTAATTGGTTTCTCATTATAAATAAAATCTATATACTGAATTGCTCGTTTTCCGACATATTTTGACTCTACAAATCCGTTTATTTTTTTATTTAATATTGTAATCATACCGACAAATACCCAAACACAAAAAAATATTATAGGACACATAACAACTATTATAATAAATATATATGGATGATTGAAGTACATATTTTTCAAAAATTCCCCATAGGTGCTAAATACCCAACCACATAAAAACAATAACTTGTTCATAATATATTCAAAAGCACCTGTAATATATTTTTGATATTTTGGGAAATTATTAAGAATACCTTTATAAAAAAAATTTCTCTCCAATAATCCATTATCAAAATATTTTACATCTGTATTTTTTAAAAATTTATATATATCTGTTATAGCATCGCTAAAAGGTAATGTTGCTTCTTGTAATGCAATTATATCAGTATTTTCTATTTCTACTTGTAATGTCTTATTGATATTGTCTACTCTTTTTAACCAATTATCATGTATAAAATTTATATTCCACGTCAGCACACTCAATTTCATTAACATACAACACTAAAAAAATATTTATTATATTACCTATTCATACAAATACAAAACGCTCCTTTTCTAGTAGTTTAAATAATTCCTTTTTATTTATAGTATCACTTCTTATTGCAATATAAGGATATTTTATTAATTCTTTATCTAAGTTTTGATACATTTTTAATATCTTCATAATGCATTCATATTTTTCATTAGATAAATTATTATGAATTTGTAACCATTTATCAAATCTCATAAATTTACTTTTCTTATAACAATTCAAATAGTAGAATACATTTTTATTGGTTTTTAAGTAATCCGTTCCAGACATCACACACAATAACTGAAAATTTTCTAGTGAAATCTTTAGTTTTTTCAATATATCTTTTAAATTATAATGCATAACAGTATGATTAATCAAACTAATATAACGAAATACAACTGGACAACCATAAGCAAATAAGTCCATATCTTCTGTTAATACTCCATAAACTTTGTTTTTTCTAACTAATGCAGCACATAATTTATCCGCTTCTCCTTCTGCTTCAATAAACTTAAACCCCATATATGTAATTAGATTCTTAATATTTATTATATCTTCCCTTTTTACTCTTACAATTGACCTCTTTATTTGTTCTAATTTTTTTTCTTGATGTTTATTAGGATTAGAACCAAATTTTTCCTTTAATTCATCATATTTTTTCCACGCTTTTTCTCTTTTTTCACGACGCCTGTTTAACTCATCCCTCTTTTCTTCTGGAGGTTTTCCATCAAATACAAATAAAGGAATAATATTATAATATTTGAATATAGAACACATTAAATAAAATTTTTCAATTAAACTTTCCATAGATTTATATCGGTAAATATATATACTTGTATCTATACATATTTTTTTACCATTTAGTTGTCGTAAATGTATCTTTCTTACACAATCAGAGCATTCGCTTTTTAGTAACTTACTCAGTAGTTTGACACCCATGTTGAATTGATATCTATTCTTTTCTATAAATAGGAATCAATTTTATAGCTTATCCTGACAAATAGTCATTCTTGTTGTAATATTTATTATGGCTTTATTTGGACGTTTATATTCTCCTCGTAATTTACCGTATTTTACCTCCATATCCTGAATACTCTTTGTTAATCTTATATTTTTATACATATCTTCAAAATACTCACCAAATCTACGCAAGTTTAATTGACTTTTATCAAATTTTACTAGTGATATATTATATTTTTCACACCAAAATAAAAATTTATCATAATCAAACAATAAAATCGTCTTGATTATATAATAAGCTAAAACATTTGTTTCTTCTTTAAATAAAATTCTTTTTAATGACCTAGCCATTTTTCCATCACTAATTAAGTCCTTGTAACGCAAACCCATATAATCAAGCACTTTTACCAATTGAAATAATGAAAATATACGTTCAAATTGAATGCAAAACTCTGTATATAATCCAAATTGTTCATAATCCTCTTTATCATCCAATATATCATAAGATATAAAACAACTATTTAGTATTGTAGCCCAAAACTCACTATAAGCCTCACTTATTTCATAATCGCTTTTAACATTTAATAGGTTTTTAAATTTATTTTTCAATAATAAATAACTAATTCCTGAGAAATCCAAACATAAACTATGAAATAATTCATGAATTAATACCTTTTTCCATTCTTCTTCACGAAATACTAATACCTCTCCTTCTTCAGCACAAGCATAAGTTAAAGCACTATTACAATTTTCTTCATTTAAGGTTTTTACTATATTTTTTGGTAGTGTTTTTTTTAAATGAGTTAGATACAAATTTATAGTTATTTTTTTTACTTTATTACTTGTTCCAACGTAAAATAATAAAAATCGTAAAATACGTAATGTCTTTTTTATTCTCTTTTCTACTTTACGTAAATTATTTATTTCACTTTGTTTAAAGAAAGCATAAATAATTTCTACTTCAACATTACATAAATATGTTTTAACTATTAGATAACCCATCATATTTCCATCAACATAAGACTTTACATTTGAAGGAACATATTTACTTTCAAATAATTCATTAGATTTTTTACGTTTAATTAATTCTTTATTTAACATATCATTTTTATCATATCTTTCAATTAAATCATCCGATATTTTTATATCCCACCAAAATTGTTTAAAAATTTTATCCAAACTTTCCTGATTTTTTGATGTTATTTTTTTTGAAAACTTATCAAAATCATCTAAAAAATATTTCATTATTTCTACACTTGTTTTTGAAAACGACATAACAATTATATATATTATTACATATAATTGTTTTTAATGCTTTTTCCAACAAAATATTTGTTCCTTTTCTAATCGTTTAAAATCTTCTGGACCACCAACTCGTCCTACTATTGAATATACATCCTTTTTATCAGCCTTTTTCCACTTTTTCTTTATCTTAGCATACATAATATCAGGCATATTTAAACAAATATGTTTTCCCTTTGGAAGATATTTATATATTTCTTTTAAAGTTGGTATCATAAATTCATCATAAAATTTCTCTGAATCATCTATTTTAATTTTTGAACTACTATAAGGTTGACTTACCTTTTCTCCTTTTTTTTCATAGTTTTCCATATTTTCATATACTTCTAAATATTCGTAAGGCGGTGATGTAAAGACAAAATCATATTTTAATTTTGAAAAATCTATTGTTTCTGCCTTTTTAAATATCATTTTTACCTTACTTTTTGAATAAGGCTTTAATAACTTAATAATCTTATCATAACCAGGTTTTAACGATGTATTAGCATCTATACCTATATAATCAATATCCATAGCCATAGCTGCTACTAAACGTGCTCCCCAACCTGCTGTAAAATCTAATACTTTTGTTGCTTTATTCTTTTTATAAGCACACGCAGCTGCTACCGGTCTCATAGTATTTACAGAACCCCACTGTAACTCAATAGCACCACGAATACTTGCTTCTATTGTTCGTTTATCTCCCTTTTTATACAATCTTCTAGCAAACTTTATTACTTTATCACGTGCTACTTTATCCTGCCACCGCTCATAATGAGATTTATTTCTATATTTTGTTTTTTTACGCATTTTTTCTGTTCCATAATCAACAACCCTATTTCCTATTACAGATTTGCTATTAAAATCTTTCTTTTTAACCATTTCACGCAAACTTAAAAATTCTTTTATTGCCTTTTTTTTACCTATAATTCTATAGGGATAATTAGTGTCTGTAAATTTTCTATTATTTGGTTCTTTTGGATGTTTTCTGGTCTTCTTTTTCTTCTTCCTTGATTTTCTTTTCTTCTTTTTTTTAGCTATTGTCTTTTTCTTATTACGCTTTCGTGTTTTCTTGTTATTAAAGAAAAATCCACCGAAAAGTTTACGATAAAAATCGGGGTTACTTGATACTTGTTCGTTGGTTTTTGATGAATCACCAGACGATTGCGATTGTTTATGTGCTTGAACTACATCATTACTTATTTTTAATATAGTATTCCATTCATGTTCTGACAAATAATTTTTAGAATCACTAAAAGCTTGTGATAATGGATATTTACAACTTACTGAATTACAAGATTGGTTAATAGAAAATAAAAATCTCCCTAATTTTGAAGGTCTTAAACCAGATTTTTCTACAACAGCTCTAATTATATCTTTTTTAAGGGAGGACAGTTTTGTTTCATCCCTTTGTAATAAGTCATTTATAAATTGCGGTATCAAAGGTTGATACTCCTTATCTTCTTTTTCCATTTGTTTTTCTTTTTTATCTTCTTCATCCCACTCTCTTTGTATTGCATCCATGTCATCTTTACTAGCACCACTCATAAATTTATATTATATAGACATTATAAATTTATTTTGCCTTCTTCTTAATTCTATGTCTTATACGCATAGTATCATAAAATATCACAGGAGGCGGTCTATCCTCCTTCTTAGCACGACTAACCACGTAATGTAACAACTTAGCATCCTTCGTTCCTAATAAAACATTACGCTCCATTTCATTATCTTCATTTTCATATTTTGCCTGTTGTCCCTTCTCCATAACTTTTTCATTATTTTTATCATCAAAGAAATCTTCATCCATTACTACTTCTTTTGGTCTTCTAAAAATAATCTTTTGTTTCTTTGTTTCAGGATCTTTTTGTCTAACAATACCTGTTTTACCACCTGCTCCTAAAGCCATTTTTGGATCTTTACAAATTACAGATTTACTATCCATACTAAATACATTGTAAAAATCAGGATTATTTTTCTTAAACTTGTTAGCATGATAATAGTGTTCTACTGAAGCCCAATTCTTACCATCTAGTTTAAATAATGGAACCACATTACCTGCTTCATCAGTTTTAACATACATATTGGATAAAACTCTTCTCCAATTTTTCATTTTAGTCAAAGGAACATATTTTTCTACATCGCCCTCTGCTATTTTCTCTCCAGAACCCATTCCAGGTTTCTTGTCTGATGATTTTGAATAAAATACAAAATGTGTATCATCGCTAAACAATAATCCATCTTCTGGAGTTGGTGTAGGGGTCATTTCAGGACCTTCATCTTCCATATCTATTTCACCATCTCCATCTTCACCATCTTTACTCTTTTGATCTCCAACTAATTCATCTAGTAGTTTCGCTTCTGGAACTTCAATTCGCTGTCCTATTAAACGAGCAAACTTAGGAATATAATTGTATAATGTTTTACCACGAGACTTCATACATCTATTTACTATTTGTGTTTTTAAACCATATGGAATTTCGTGGAATCTAAATATACCTTTGCCTTTATATTTAATTAACTTATAGTGACTACCTGTATGTTCCATAATAATATAATATTTTGGTTTAAAATATCCTTTTTCTTCTACTTCTTGTTGAACAAAATTTCCACAAATAAGTGGAGGTAATCCACTACGCCAATTTACACTAGAAATAACTATAAACTTTGTATTTAATGCTAATTCTAATACATCTGTTGTAACAGAGTCGGCCCAAAAATTACAAGTTAGCATTTTAGATTTTAATTTATCCAGCGATGTAATCCCTTTCATCCATTTAATATCACTCCAATTACGTTTAGCTTCTTTCAAATCTCTCTCCAATCGACCTTCTTTTTCTTTAGATGCAGTATATTTTTTCTTTTCTAGTCTAGCTTCTTTCATTTGCTGTTTTTGCGTAGGCACATCTTTTTCTTTTTTTGCCTTTTTTACCATTTTATTAAATTTTTTCCTAATTTCTTTTGTTTTTGCTTTTGTATCAGGAATTTGTCTTCTTATGTCGGTTAATTCATTTTTTAACATAGTATATCTTTCCTTATAATTTTGATATTGTTCTTGAGAGGTGTTTTCAGTCAACATTTCTCTTAGCTTTTCAACGGTAATAGATTTATTATTATTCTTAAATCCGTCTCTTATTACAGCAAAGAAACAATCTCCTCCTCCTTCATTATCTAAAACACTATAATTATTGTTATGTAAATATTCCTGGATCCAACTATTTGGGTCTGACTTATCAGCTGGTTTCTTATATTTTTTTCTCTCTTTTTTTTCTTCTTTATCGGTTTCACCTTCTGTAAAAAAATCATCATCATCTACATTTTCTTCTATATTTAAATCTACTAAAACAGGTGGAGGATTACTTAAAGTTGGACTATTTGTTTCAGCATTTAAATCATCTTCTACATCTTCTTCATCTTCATCTTCATCTTCATCTTCATCTTCCTCCTCATCTTCATCTTCATTATTTTCTTCCTCAGTTTCTTTTTCATCATCTTTAGTTTTTGAACTTTCATCTTCAACTAAAATTTCATTTTTCATACACTTCTTAATATAAGTTTTATCCACAAATGTGTAAAGTAGCGGACCATTTAATTTAGATATATCTAAATCTCCATCTTCGTCCAAATATTTACCTTTATCATATTTTTTTTTTGAAATTTCATAAACACCTATTTGATAAATTTTATCACTTTCATCTACAATTATATAAACAGGACAATATAGAACATTTTTATTTGAAAAATTATATTTAATATTACCTAAAGCTATAACAACATCAATATCATAAAGTTTTATTTGAAACATACTTACATCTTGTCCTTTATCATCCTCATCAATTGTTTTTCTTTCAGGATATGAAACATTACTATTAATATTTGATACTACCATTATAATTTATTCTAAGATTAAATATTTGGATAAGTAACTATCATTTGAAATTTCATCAATATAAAACCACATCATTTTTCTACGTTGAACCAAATCATAGTTTTCCTCTGCTTTTTCAAATATTACTATGTCTTCGGCTAATTCTTCTTTCTTTTTTTTTCGAGTTTTGATTTCATAATATCCAGCTATAAATTCTAACTGTTTTTTTGTATAATTGTCTTTATAGTCTAATACTTCAGCAAAAAACAAGTCACTATATAAATTCAAATCACTTTGAGGTAAATTCTCAGCTTTATTATTTACTTGTTCTAATAAATCGTCATATGTTACTGTAGTTTCTTTTTTCTCTGATATATCAGCATCTACTAATGAAAAAAACATATTTTTTCCTTCCATTTAAATATAATTAATTATATTGATAACTATTTATATTCATATTACTATATTTATTCATCATCACTACTACTATCTTCCTCTTCTAATTCATCCATAATATCTAAAAATTTAAATAATGTTTTATTTGATAAACCTGGATATTTTTTTACATTTAAATCAGATAAAATTTCAATATCCTTAAATATTTTATTATGTGACTTCATTTTTTTAAATACAGATAAACTACTTAATATCATAATGGCCAAATTTGCTACTATTTCATCTACAGCATTTTCTTTATCCTCTTCATTAATATAATTATTAATTTTACCTAGAAAATCTAAGATTATCTTTTCCATACTTTCAATCTCAATTATGCTATACTCAACACATATCATTAAGAATTTACTTAATGCTTTACGTTTTTCATTTTGTTTGGTAATATCACAAAACTTATCATAATCTTCGTTAGCATCACAATAATCAAATGTTTCAAATAACGATTGAAAACTATTAAAGTTACTAGTGCATACATTTTTCATAATTGGATATGTATCAATTAACTCTTTATAAAGTTTAACATAAACCTTAGATAAGAATCTATTAGCACTTCCTATTTCAAAAATACTAACTCCTATCTTAGATAAATATTGCTCTTCATTTTGATCTACTATATCTTTTATTACCATTTTAATTTCGTTGCTTATTTCTGGATAATTTTCATTTGTAAGCTTATTTAAATAACTTCTAATTTGATCCATTTGTGCTTCTAAACCTTCCATGTTTTTATCTAAGGTTGTTGTTTTAAAATTACGAATTGTTTCCCAATCTGCACTACTAATATTTTCATTTACTTTTTTCTTTTTGTTATAATTATAACGTTTAAATACTGGTGTCTTTTGATATGTAGGTGCACCCACGCGACTTGCAAGTTTATTAATTTTTTCTATAACTAAATTTTCTAATTCTGGAATATTTCCAGAGTCTTCTTTATTTTTAAAATCACTTAATGTATATAGACTGGTTGCAGTTAGAGTAGCCATCTTATAATTCTTATATAATCTCTTTTTTTTATATCAATTTTAATAACATAAAATTGAAAATGAACTTAAACACAAATAATCATTATTAATTACGATGACTTCCCTTCTTAAAAACGATAGCGAAACGCAACCTAAATATGAAAAATATGAGATCTCATCATGGGATGACCAGAATTTATCCCTTGATACTAAACTTTTACGAGGCATTTATGCTTTTGGATTTGAAAAACCTAGTGCTATACAGTGCAAAGCTCTTCATCCTATGGTGACTAGCGGCAGAGACATTATAGCACAAGCACAATCTGGAACAGGTAAAACTGGTGCTTTTACTACAGGAGTTTTGCAAATTTTATCAAATATTGGATACAAAACTAAAGATAATAAAGTAACAAGTGCTATTATTTTAGCACCTACACATGAATTAGCCAAACAAACAAAAGATGTATTGGAAACAATTGGACGTTTCATGAAAATTACTGTCCAGTTACTAGTTGGTGGAACTTCAGTTGAAAATGATAAAAAAAATTTAATGGATAATACACCTCATATTGTAGTTGGAACACCAGGTCGTATTCACGATATGCTACGTAGAAAATATCTAAATGCATCTAATTTTAAAGTGTTGGTAATTGATGAAGCAGATGAAATGCTTTCATCTGGATTTAAAGAACAAATGTATAAAATTTTCCAATTTATTCCAAATAATATGCAAATAGGATTATTTAGTGCTACTATGCCTAGTGACCTTCAAGAACTAACTAATAAATTTATGGTTGACCCAATTAAAATTTTGGTAAAAGCAGATCAACTTACTCTTCAAGGTATAGCTCAATATTTCATTAATATTGAAGATGATGTTAGTAAATATGAAACTATTAAAGATTTATTTAGCAGTCTATCTATTGCTCAAGCAATTATTTATTGTAATAGCACTAGGAGAGTTGATGATTTATGCGAAGCTATGATTAGTGACCAATTTCCAGTTAAGAAGATTCACGGACGAATGGGAGAAGATGAACGTAAAGCTACTTTTAGTGAATTCAAAAGTGGTAGTTGTCGTGTTTTAATCACATCTGATTTATTTGCAAGAGGAATTGATGTTCAGCAAGTAAGTATAGTTATTAATTTTGATGTTCCTAAAAGCGAACATACTTATTTACACAGAATTGGTCGTTCTGGGAGATGGGGTAGAAAAGGTATTGCAATAAACTTTACTTGCAAACACGATATTGCTAGACTAAAAAAGTTTGAAGAATATTATCAAACGCAAATTATTGAAATGCCCAATAATTATACAGAACATCTTAACCTTTAATTAAACAATCGTTTAATAAATTTTTTCTTTTTCTTTTTTGAATTTAATATGTTTAATGAAGAAAAATGTTATCAGGATAATTGTTTTCAATTACCTATTGAATTTTTAAATAATAAACAAAAATTAAGTGAAAATTTAATTAATGATCTAGAACTAATAGAAACTGTTCACGAGGATAGTGTTCCTATTTATAATACTGTATTTGACCCATCTACTAATGTTGGTAAAGAATCTATTAAAAGCTGGTCTAAATATTATACTACTAATAAAAATTTCTTAAAAGATTCACAAAAATTATACAAAAAGGCAAATTCGATTCCTTTTAATAAAATACAAATTGAAAAAATGATTCATTCTTGGAAAAATATAAGAAATCAAAACAACTTTTTAGAAAAATATCAATATATTGATTTTCAAAAGTTACTTTTTCTTAATAAATCCACTATTTTTCTCTCCATTTTAAGTTTGTATAATATTTCTTCACCAGTAATAAATCTTATAGCACCTTTTTTTGTTCTATTACTACCATTTGCTGTTTTAAAAGTCATGAAATTACCTATTACTTGGAATAGCTACTACAATATATTAATTCAAAATATTAAACATCATGCTATTGGTAAATTATTATTTTCGTTTAATGAAGTTGCTTTGGGACAAAAAATTTATATATTATTTCTTTTAGGAATGTATTTTTACAATATTTATCAAAACATAATAAGTTGTTATAGATTTTATGTTAATGCACGATATATAGCTGAAGAATTTGAAACTTTAAATGAATATTTAGACTATACCAAAAATAAAATTAAACTTTATTTGAAAATAACTCAAAAATACAAAACATATAAACCATTTAATAGTAAACTAAAAGATTATTTAGAACGCATAGAAAAATTCCACTATGAAATTAAGTGCATACCTACTAATCAAAATCCACTTCAAAAAATTGTATATATTGGTAAATCTATGAAATATTTTTACATTTTATATGAATCTTATGAATTAGAAAACTTAATGAGTTTTACCTTTGGATTTCACGGATATATAGATACAATTTTAGGAATTAATAAACAAATACTAACTAAAAAATTACATCCTATGTCTTTTATCAAGTCAAATAAATTTAAACTACAAAATATGTATTATCCTAATTTAAAAAATCCTGTAAAAAATAATATTGATATTTCAAAAAATCATATAATTACTGGACCAAATGCTGCTGGAAAAACTACACTTATAAAATCAGCTATTATTAATCTCTTAATCAGTCAGCAAATTGGTTATGGATATTTTGATAAAGGAAAGTCAGGAACATTTAAACATATTCACTGTTATTTAAATATACCTGATTCTTGTTCTAGAGATAGTTTGTTTCAAGCAGAAGCAAGAAGATGTAAAAATATTATAGATAAAATAAAGCAATATCCAAAAGATAGACATTTTTGTATTTTTGATGAATTATATTCTGGAACCAATCCTTATGAAGCTATAAGTAGTGCTTATAGTTACTTAACCCATATATCTAAAAATAAAAATGTTAAATTCTTACTTACTACACATTTCATTAGATTATGCACTCTTTTAGAAAACGATGAAACAATAGTTAATAAATCGATGAAAACCACTATTATAAATAATGATCCTGATTATAGTTATAAAATTACAAATGGTATATCTAAAATTAAAGGAGGAGTATGTGTATTAAAACAACTTAATTATCCTAAGGAACTTATTGATACTACTAGTGAAGTTTTAGACAAATTATAAATACGTTTAATTATAATAAATTTAATATAATTAAACAATAAGTAAAATGGTTTTTTCTAGAGGACTAGTGATTAGTTTAGGTGTTAGTGCACTAAGTGCTACTTTATTATTTTTATATTTTAGAAATAGAATGTCGAATGTTGAAAGAAAAGTAGACCTTATGTTTGATTTAATTCAAAGTCATGAAAATGACAGAAAACAAATGGCTCAACATGAAATAATGACCGCTCAAAACAAACCGGTATCTCAAAATACTGGTGCATGGGCTAATGAAGTTCAATCTGAAAGAAATTTAATTGATGTATCTGACGATGAAGAAGAATATGATTCTGAAGATAGTAAAGAAGTAAGTGATGATGATGAAGATTTAGAAGAAAGAATTAAACTTGTTACAACAGATATAGATTTAGATGAAGAAGAACAAACTAAAAATATTGTTGTTTTAGAAGCAAATACTAACCAAGCAGTTATTATTGATAATACTGTTGAATTAGAAGAAGTTACCGATAATATTGATGAAAACCAAGCAAGTTCAGCAGATAATGAAACTAATGTCCAACCCACTGATAATGATAATGAACCTGTTGAGGTTGATGAAAATGATAGTTTAGAAGATGATGATAGTGACGAAGAAGAAGAGGAAGAAGAAGAAGAAGAAAATGTAGTTCAAGAAGTTTCAAACACAATGCAATATAATAAACTTAAAGTCACTGAACTTAAAGCAATTGCTGAAGCAAAAGGACTTACCAATTATAAAAGTCTAAAAAAACAACCTTTAATTGATTTAATTAGAGCATCAGAATAATTTTATAAAGTTATGTATATAAATGAGTTGGGCAACTTGTTATTCTGGTTCAAATAATATACATTTTAATATTCCTCCTTCTATGAACGATGGACGTCTATTTTCTAACTATGAAGCTGCTTGTAAAGCTAATAATGATTTAAAGAAAAATTTAGGCATTACTAATAATTATCAATACAGACAATACTTAATTCATAATGGAAATCAAATTGCACAAAAAAATTCTGAATTGGCTTGTGCTGAAAACAGTCAGTGCATTAAAGAAGCACAGCAAGCTCCAAAAACACAAAAATATTTATACAAAAGTTGTGCTGACCGCTCTCGTCCATATGGATATGAAAATAGCAATCTTAAAAATATGTATGTTACTAGACAGGCACAAAATTCAAAACTAAATGCTCCTTTATTTACTCAAGAGCAATTATTACTATCCAGGGCATCCAAATGTTCTGTTGGAACATCAGATAGTGCTGGACCTATGAAATCTTGTTCTAGTAACAAATTTGACTAAATATTATTTTAATTACTAATATGATTTAAAATAATATTATATAAATTAAGTAATGAAAGTTTTATCAATCGATGTTGGTATGAAAAATTTAGCATACTGTTTATTTAATATTCAAGATAATTTAGAATATAATATTGAAAAATGGGATGTAATTGATTTATGTAGAGAAACAATTCATATGTGTGGAGAGAAAAATAAAAATGGAAAACCCTGTAAAAAAAAGGCCAAATTCTTTAAAAATGATAAATATTATTGTAAAACTTGTGCAAGAGATAAAAAATACAAGATACCTCTACCTGAATATAAAACACAAAAAATTAAAAAACTTAAATTTACACCATTAAAAGAATTAGCCACAAAACTAAATATAGAATATGATAAAAAAATAAAAAAAACACAGCTTTTTGAATTAGTTGTCCAACATATTGAAAAAAATTATTTTAATTTTATTCAAAAAATTCAAACTAAAGACTTTAATTTAGTTACATATGGAAGAAATCTTAAGCAAGAATTTGAAAAGATATTAGAAAATATTACTATCGATTGTGTTATAGTTGAAAATCAAATTGGACCACTAGCACTTAGAATGAAAACATTACAAGGAATGATTATGCAGCATTTTATAGAAAAAGGCATACCATTAGTAGAAGAAATATCCGCATCTAATAAGCTAAAAGAATTTTTAGGAAATAAAAAAACTACCTACCCGGAGAGAAAAAAATTAGGAATTGCTATAACAAAAAAACTTATAAGTGAAAATAATAATTTACATAAATGGACTGAACTTTTTACAAAGCATAAAAAACAAGATGATTTAGCAGATAGTTTTTTACAAGGAAGATGGTATCTAAAAAACACACTATTAAAAGAATAAAATATATATTATGCGGAATACTTAAAATTAAAAGTTCTAGTTATACCATAAAATATGGAAGAAATTTCATTAAATTTAGCAGAACCTACTTTATCTGTAACAGAGTCAAATAGTGGAGGAATAAAAATTAGTGTTGACTCTCCAAAAAAAAGTGTTAATTTTGGACCTGGAGCTGAAATGCTTATGAACCAAAATAAATCAAAAGCATCCTCTCCAAAAGCAGATATTAATATAGATGACATAGGTAATTTAGATAGTATAAATTTAGATGCTGGTCCTACGCCACCCAAGGTAAAGCGTCCGTCTTTTACAGATGTTACTAGTAATTTATTTAGCGGACCAAAAAATAATGAACCATCTGGTATTAAACTAAAAATTGACGAAACTCCTTCTATGAATTCCATTCCTCTATCTGGTGCCACCAATAAAGTTAAAACCGAAACAGATGATGGTTTTAAAACTTTTAATGAAATTCCAGTAACACCAGCAGCACCACCTGCACAGGTCAGAATGACTCCAGAAGAAACTTTAAGAGAAAAATTAAAATTATTAAGAGCACTTGAAGCTATGGAAAAGAAAGGAATTCAATTAACTAAAAAATACACTATGGATTCTCCTCTTGCTGAAATGAAAGGAGAATATGAAACTATCAAAGCAGATGCTGAAAAAAAGAGTAGTGTTAAATTTCAAAGACAAATGATGCTTGCTGCCGTTAGTGGTTTGGAATTTCTTAATGGAAGATTTGATCCATTTGATTTAAAACTTGATGGATGGTCTGAAGCAGTGCAAGAAAATGTAGAAGAATATGATGATGTATTTGGAGAACTTCATGAAAAATATGGTGGTAAAGCCAAAATGGCTCCAGAACTTAAATTGTTATTTATGCTTGGTGGCTCAGCAGCTATGCTCCATATGACGAATACTATGTTTAAATCTGCTATGCCCGGTATGGATGATATCATGAGACAAAATCCAGAACTCATGCAACAATTTCAAAATGCAGCTATGAATAGCATGGGACAACAAAATCCTGGATTTGGTAACTTTATGGGAGGTGTAATGGGAGGACCTCCACCTATGAACATGACTATGCCTCCTATGGGTTCTCCTCCCGGACCAGATGATTCCATGAGACAGTCTCCTCCTCGTATGGTTAGAGCAAAAACTAATAGACCAGATATTGAAATGAGTAGATCTAGTACATTTAACGACGCTATTGACCCACGAGATAATTTCAAATCCGTCAAAAAATCCTCTAGAAGAGCCGAAATGAAGGGTCCATCTGATTTAGACGATATTTTATCTGGTCTTAAAACAAAAAAAATTAATCTAAAGGCAAAGAAGAGTGAAGATGGTGCTAGTGTTGTAAGTATCAGTGAACTTAATGACATGAAAGATTCTTTAGAAAAACCTAAAAAGTCCAGAAGAAAACCTAAATCTGAACGTAACACTATATCATTAAACTTCAATTAATATAACTTTAACTGACCTGTAAGCTTTTCTATTTTATCTTCATAATCTGGACCCACGTAACCTACAGTTATAGTTCCCGGTAAAACTTCTGTTAAACCAGCATCCACCGTATAACCATAATTAACTCCTTTACGTTCCGCAATATTCATTATATACATTAATGTTTTCTCATTTGGAACCTTTAATATTACTATCTTTTCACCATCACTTTTCCACTTGAAGAAAAGTTGTGACTGTGTATAAGCCTTAACTGTTGCATCCACTATTGTGTGACTTACTTGAGCCAATACTTTACCTTTACTCATTTTTAAATCTTCACGGACCAATATACACATTTTAAAACTCATTTTTTAAATTATTAATATATTTTAAAAAATATTCAATTTATTTATATGGTACTAGGAATGGTTTTATACGAAGGAGTTGATTTAGCTTACAACGCTGTAAGATTGACATATAACGGTATTACTGGAATTTACAATTGGTATTATCAAGTAGAAGCACATGAAACAGAAGAAAAACATAAAGAAGCACAAGAAATGATAGATCAACTTAAACTACTTAATAATAGAGTTAAAGAACTCGAAGATAAACTAGTTCAAAAAGACAACTTACTTGTAGATGTCAATAACAGCATTA